ACTTTTTTACCAGCATCAGATGCTCTTTTTGCAAGATAAGCCATTATATCATCTGCTTCTAGTTTCTCTACTACCATTTGTTGCATAGGTAAACAGTCCAGATAATCTTGGGTTCTATATAACTGTCCTATTAAGGCTTCCTGCTCTTGTTCTCTAGTATCATATAACCCCCAATGAGTTATCCTAGAAGTAGCTCTTTGAGCTTTATAATTTGGATCAATATTTTTTCTGTTTCCGGAACCACCTTTTCCGTCCCATACCACTATTACTCTAGTAGGATCAAAGATACGAGTTACATAACCTAATGAGCGAAGGAATCCCACCAAGCCTCCTACATGGGTGCCTGATGGGTTCATCGCTTTGAGCAGAGAGAATGACCTGATAAGGGTATTCATCGCATCAATAATCAGGATATGATCATTGAGAGCTCGGGGTGGGGTCTCCTTTAAATTCTTTAAAATATTCTCGTAACCCATTAGTCTAGTAGATTAGGAGCTATAGGTGTTTCTTCTAAATCTCCTTCTTCGATTAAATCGAAATCTAAACTACCGACTAGTTTTAACCAATGTTCTTTATGAGCATCTTTATATTTATCTATTGCTCTTTTATCATCCGGTATAAAACCGTGTGATGTCATTACTACTCTGCCTCTAGACTGAACTCCTCCGATATGGTTTTTTTCTATCTGAATATTAGTTCGTTTAGCAAATTCTACTTGTAATCCGTCTTTTATAGCTTTAATTTTAGATGTACCGGGGTTAGTAATATTACCAAAAGTAACAACTAGAGTAGAATCATACCACATAGACATACCTCCTTTATTTTGCAATTTAGGCATTCCCATTGGTGATTCAGGTTTCATAGTCCATACCTTATTAATAGCAACTAACGTATTTGTATAAGGTGAGTTTTCTTTTCTAGATAAAAGTACCTTTTGATTAAGATTATTACCAAATTGAGTAGACATAGCTCCAGCATTCCATTCATTATTATTTTTATTAGATCTTACTGAAAGATCACATGGAACTGAGCCTATACTATCCCAGAAGAAACACATATCATAAGGTAGGTTTCCTTTTGCTTGTTCATCAAGAAGATCAGCCATATAAACTGCTACTTCCTCTATAGTATTTAAAGTGCCTCTATCTGCATATAGGAAATGACCCTCATAATCTAGTACATTACCGTCGTCATCTTTTACTTCATCAAATTTAAGTCCCATTTCTCTTGCATGCTCCCAAGACCACTTCATCTCAGTAATAATGAATACTGGAAGTATTCCTAATTTTTGAGCATTAACTGCTGCTTCTAATAATGCAGTAGTTTTACCAGTATCACTATGTCCTCTAAGTAGAGTAATGTGTCCTGTAGGTATTCCAGGAAGTGATGTTATATCTTGGAATGCTTTAGAAAGTGGTATCCAACCTTGTTCTTTAAATTTTACAGAAGCATTAGAATAACCCTTCTTTTTCTTAAAATTACTTAAATTAAACGACTTACGGACAGCCGCAGTCGCTCTTGCTTTTAATTCTTCTTTTTTCTTTGCCATTATTACTCGTTAAATAGGTCATCAAATTTACTAACTGTATCTTGGTTGCCAGCAGTAGCTGTTTCCAATGTAAAGTCAGTCTTTTGAGGACTAGAGCTTTCTGGCGTTGTTTCAGATCCTGCTACTGGAGTTTCTTCTTCAGCTGAACCTGGGTTTAAGTAGTTTTGTAGTTGTTTTTTAATAAACTCATAATCATATTGAGTATGTACTTCAGTAGGATTAGGTTGAGTTTTTAACCAAGAATCAACTAAATCATTATTATCTGATAAAGGAGTTTGTTTTGGTTTAATTCTAACCGATGTCTGTGGGTAAGGATTACCTTGTTGTTGTTCTACTACTAAATCCCATCCGTTGATGACGTCTGTAAAGTCTCCTACGTCTTCATCTTCTGCTAAAGCCAATAAAGCTTTGTAGATAGTAATACCGAATCCCCATAACCTAACTCCTTTATCTTCTTCTCCTCTAACTACTACAGGAGCAAAGATTCTAGTTTTAGGGTTAAGCTTCCCTGATAATGACCAATTATCTTTATCGTTAGTTTTTCTTAGTTCTTTTACGAACTCTTCGATAGGGTCTTGCTTACCGAAGTTTGATAAAGCTACCATTGGGTATTTTCCGATACCGTAGTGGAACTTTAGTTCTTTGAAAGGGAATGCAGGATCATAAGCAGAAGGTACAATACGTACTGTCTGTTTTCCTAATTCTGGTTTCCAAAAAATCTTTGAATAATCTGTTTTTTCTCTTTGCTGACCGCTATTATTTAACGAGTCAAGCTTTGCGCGTATAGCATTTAAATCCATATAACTAATTTTTATTTATAACTTATTAAACTAATATAAGAATAATATTTTAGTTTTCCAACTCTATTATTCTAAATAATTTTGTATTTACCCTTTTTAATTCTGGTCCTTTAGTAAGAAGAATACAGTTTCTGTAATCTGACCAATTTATTCTATAAGAAGTATCTAAAACACCTTCGTTAAGTTCTTTAATTAACGTATTTAAGGCATTAATAGTGTATAGGGTATTAGATTCTTTTTTACGGTGTACTAATATAGTGTTATCTATGAAGTTACCGACATTACCAAAGTCAACGTTGTAAGTACAGATATACTCGTCTTGACTTTTTGAATATAAGACAAATATCTTATTGTAAATTATACGGTAACGCTCTTGGATTGTCGCTAGTACACCTTCTAAAGTGTCCTCTGTAGCGAAAGTACAGAACAGTTTATTACTCATATCATCATTTAAATATATAGGATCGATATCATAATCAAACCTAGGGGCCACAACATTTACCATTTCTTATAAATATTAATTCGTCTCATAAAACCAGATTATTAGAATATTTGAACTTTACAGGGTATTTCCCCCCTGTTTCAAGTACTGTTTTTAGTTCTTCTAATGTTTTTTTACCGTCTTCTTTATCAAAGTCGAAAAGTAAAGAATCATAGGTATATAAAACTACTTTTGTTTTTTTATCTTTTAAATACCTTAGTACTTCTTTTAATATAAGAATATTTCTTGAAGTCTCCAGGCTTTGCATCATATAATTCATTAATTTCTGTGGATTCATGTCTTTCAGCTCTTCTGTAAATGGTTTATCCGAGGTAGGATTATGTACTTCTCCTAATCCCTCGTACTTAATCCATAATGAATTTATATAACTTTTTATTAATTTAAATATTTCTAAATCTTTATGCTCATCTGGTATTTTACCGTATATAGCATGAAAATTAATTTGTTTAGCTTTTAAGTACTGCTCTTCAGATATGTCTTCAGTTCCAAAATAATACTTGGCTAACTGTTTATGAGCAGATTCTGAGGTTAGTTCGTAACCTATTTCTTCAGCTAACAACCTTAGGTGGTAGCCGTCAAAATCAAATTCAACAAAAAAATCGTTTTGAGGTTTAAAGCATTTTCTATGTTCTTCAGTCTTAGGAATTGCAGCAAAATTAACTGAATTGAAAGAATTAGTGGGTCTAGAAGTAACATTATACAGGTTATATGATGTTAGTACTTTATTATCTATTATATTATAACGTGTATTACGTGGTTTAAACCTTTCTACGAACGGTTCATAAAATATACCTATACCACTCTGTTCTAATAAAAAGAATACGTTAGTACCTATGTTATTATAAAAGTCAAAACCTTTAGGAATAGTAAAATCCAATACGTGTTGAACTGTACTATATACTTTTTCACAAGATTCATATAATTTACAGATAGGAATTAACTGATTAATATTTGTAAATTCATTAAACTTATTATAAAAGTAGTTTAGACAGTTATTATCTCTAGAATATTCTAATCTATCAAACTTTACCATAGAGAAAACTAAAGATATATCTATAGCTTGCTGGAGATTAAAGTGATAGAGGAGAGTTTTCTTATTTAAAGTATAAAGCTTTGAAGCTGAGTTTAGGAGTGTATAGACACGTTCTTTATCTACATTTAATCCTTCGTCATGATTTATTGGTATTATAAAACCGTGTTTAGATTTTAAAGGTCTAATGTAAATTGCAACGGTTGAAGTTAATTTAGGGTGGTAATAATCATTAGAGGATATAATATCTATATATAACCCTAATTTAGCTAATGATTGTAACCTTTCTAACTTATGTTCTTCCTCTACAATATAAAACATTTATATAACCTTTCTATATAAGATAAGATAATATATTGGTTATAGCAACTGTTCTTCTTGATTACTGTTAAAAGTGTTTTCATCAAACCCTAGTATTCTTTCTTCTCCGCTGCCGCCTCCACGTAATTTAGTTCTAGTATTTAATGGTTTTGGTTTTTTTCTAATAAACTCTGTATCAGGTTTTGGGAGTGTATTAACACTTGGTTTTATTACTTTTTTAGGTTGTTCGATTGAACTACTAACTGGTTTCTGTATATTAGAAGGTAGTAAATCTATAGCCTCTACTTTTTGTTTGTAAGGCAATTCCTCGAATGAATACCCTTCCTTGTAGGATTCTACTTCAACAAATTCATCATATTTAGTAATATACTGTGAAATACCTCTTAACTGTTGTTCTGCTTGTTGAACCTTAAGCTTATTTCTAGTTATAGCTCCTTGAAAAAGATTTCCTTCAATTAGTATATCCTTAGCAGGTTTTTCAATAATCCAGTCTATAGTTACTCCTTTGATAAATAATTTTTTTACTTCTTCTGTGAAAGTATTTTTTTTAACTTCGGCTATTTTCCCATTTCTGTTATCCTTTAAAAAATATCTAGTAATAAATCCTTTTTCATAATCTACAGGTTTAGGTTTAATAGATTGAGTAACGATATTATACTCTTCTTCTAACAGAGCTTCCGTGTCATCTACCGGTGTAAGCAGAATAGAAGTAGCTGAAGGTTCTTTTCCGGTATATGCATTCCCCTTATAGTCTTCAAAATAATATCCAGAGTAATCTTCACCGTTGGGTAAATTAAATAAATCTCCTAATGTAAATTTAGGTAATGATATTTTTATTTTAGGTAAATACATATTATGTTATATTGTCAAATATTTTACTAGATTTTGTATCTAAATTAGCTAACTTATCAGATAAAACTGTACCTAATGCCTTATAATTATAGTTCTTATAGTAGAAATGTACATTATCTCTATATGTTGCAAAGTCTCCTCCCCATCCTATACCGTGTTTATTAGCTATTTTAGGTATTCCTGTAAGAATCCAATTGCCTCTTTTAGCCTTTTTAGGTAAGACACTATTATCAGGTAGTACTATATTAAAATCTACTCCTGCTCCATAATTATGTGCTGACATACCAGGTGTAGCATTTTTAGGATTTTCTTTCTTTAGTTCCTCTGATCTTTTAATACTTCTGTAGGTACCGTTTAAAAGTAGTCTATATCCTTTAAAACTAGAGTTACCTTTAATTTCTTCAAAAAAGTCTCTAAATGCTTTTTGTATTTTAGGATCATTATTTAAACGAGTAAGAAGTTGATCTATAGTTATTTCTTCTCCACTACCTAGTTCTAAATCCTGTATTACAAAATCTCTCAAAGGACCTGGTAGAACTGCATTTGGATCATATGGTAATTGTTCATCAGGTTTAGCTACATCTAATATAGGTTTTGTTTTTATATCTGAGGATTTAAGTCCTATAGTTTGAGCTTTAATATCTGTTGTCCATCTATTATTTTCTACCTTATGATCTATACCTGTTACAATAAACCCTATATTATCATCGTATGTTTTCGGTAATATTCCTTTATTTACTACGAATGCTTGTCCAATTTTTAATCCTCCTAATCCATCCATGGTAAAACTAAGTTCAAACGGGATCAACCCAGCAGGACCTGCTTTACTATCATTAAATTGAGCAGCTAAGGTACGCATAACGCTATCATATGAAGATTTGTTACCCTGTATTAATTTTTTATCGTAAACTCTTTCTATACTTTCTTGTGTAATATAACTATTCTTTTCTTTTACTACTTTTCTACCGTTCCAGGTACCATTAATCAACGCATAAAGATCGTTAAACATCCTTTGAAATTTATCTTCTCTGGTTTCTTTTATAATTTCACGGTCTCTATCATCGAATTTTCCTATTTGTTTTTTAGTCACTACCCTATCTTGTAAGCCTTCATTCCATCTAAACATATTTTCTGCTTCTATACCAACATCTTCTCCTCCACCTGCCTGTGCAGATATAGCTATCATTGTGGCAAGATTAGGGGTAATTTTACTGGTAAAAGATAAGTTAGTAACTGTAGATTTTAAACCTGTTAAATTTATAGGTTTAAGATTATTTTTATTTGGTGTTAATTTTCTATCGACTACAAAGTATTCAAATAGATCTTCTTCATAATGTAAATCAAAATCATTTATATTTCCTAAATTAATTTGCATATCAGAAAGAATACTTTTAACTAATGTAATAAGTACCTGGCCTTCAATACTGTAAGAGTTTAATATACTGTTTACTTTATTTATAAGGTAATCTACTTCTAAATTAATATTGAGTATAGAATTTCTAAGCTTAACATCACATGCTTCTTTAATTTTTACATTATCACTATAAACTATTTGACCTCCTAAGTTAGGCACCATACATATTGAAGGGTCTAAAGGTTGATGGTTATTAAAAGTAAAAAATAAAGATTTTATTTCTTCCGTATTGAATTTAATTAGTTTAGTTTTTTTAGAATCACTAATCATAAAACTATTATTTAATACGGCTAAAAAGTCTCTTAATTTTATATACCTAAAATCACGTTTTTCCCATTTATTTTCTACTGTACTTTGATTTACTGTAGACTGTATTACAGAAAATGTAGATTCGTCTTGTTTTTTAAGATCTTCTAATACATCTTTAAAAAGTACCGGTACAACTTTTTTTAATTCTTCACTTACTATCATACTAAGTTGAGTTGTATCTGAAAATATAGAAGAGGTTTGAATAAAGTCAGGCTCTAAAATACCGTATAGAAAACGGTGCAGGCTTGTTAAAAATTTATCAGGTTTATATCCGTAATTTATTATAGCTTGTTCTTCGGTTACAGGTCCTATAAAGGAATCATCTAAATCTGTAGGAATAGAAGGTGTAACTATTAATCTTATAGATTCAATTATTTCACCAAAAGAAATAATATCACATCTACAGTCATAACCTCCTTGGTCGTTATAAGACCATTGAAAATTTTTAATTAATCCTATTAAAGCATCGTAATTATTACCACTACTTTCTTTTTTATCTTTAATTTTTGCTACTACTTTTTCTTTTTGTATAGGTCCGTCAAAATACTTTGATATTGTATCAATATTAGAAACTATTTCTCCTTTATTGTTTACATACATAGTATTCCCCCATTCTACAAGAATACTAAAACCAGGTCTCATAAATAACTTTTCTAAATCAGTAAGCTGTTCAACAGACCAGCAAGAAAATTCTACTGTAGCTTGTCTTAAAGTACCAAATTGATTTTTAGAATTTACAGTAAATGCTGTAATCCCAGGCATAGGCCTAATACCCATAGTGCTATACTTTTCGTATGCAGGGTTAGTAGAAGATTTATAAACTCCTGTTTTTTTTGTACCACCTTCGGCTATCACACCTCCTAAAAGTATATTTTGTTTAGCTAAATCTGATGAAGAGCCAAATCCTAACTGATCTTTTATATTTACAGAAGAAGAAAGTTTAACCCAGCCTATTTTTGAATTTAAGAACGAAAGTTCTTTTGTAGTTCTATTAGTCTTCTTATTTAGAATATTTTCTCTAGCAAGTAATTGATCTGTTACGGTCAAATCTAGTGGACCTCCTATAATTGAAGATTCGTTGTACCCCTTTGCCATAACTACCTATTTTTATTTAAATCCGTATATAGTTGTAATATTCTTTCTTTATTAGCCGGAATTCTAAGCTGTACACCAGGTTGAACTGTTAAAGAAGATCTTACAGAAGTATTTACTGAAGCTATTATCCACCAAAGCTTTGGGTCTCCGTAGAACTGAAATGCTAAAGTATCATAACGATCTCCAGCAGTAGTAGTAATATATGTGTCTTCTTCTGAAATAGCAATTTCAGGATATATAGCATTTACAGTATAGTCTCTACCTTCTTCAGTTTTGCTAGTCGCTATATTTTCGTATCTATTCATTAGTCAAATTTACTAAACTTGTCATTTTCATTAAAAACTTTTTTCTTACCGGTATTCAATAATCTATCGTTTGTAATATAGTGGTACATTCCTGTTTGAGGTACAAAGTTATGAATAGGGGTAAAGTTTACACTGCAATCCATAATCATTGGTAGTTCTTGCTGATCATCGTCAATAATACTTTCAGGATTGTTCATAGCTATTTCCCATGGATACTCTGTTTGCCAACTATAATTTACTGTTTTTATAATACCGTAAGTTCTATAAATATAATCTCCTACTGTTAATCCAACTATAGTACCTTTCATAAAATTACCGTCACCATAAGTTGGTGCTGTCGTAGAAGCTAGCATTACCATTTTTCTATATAAAGGAAACATTTCCTGTCTAGTTGCTGCTGCTATCTTAAAAGATAGTGAAATTTCTCTATCAAAGCCACCGTAAGTATAGAAATTTTCACCTCTACCTATATAGTTATGAGTATTCCAATTGCCTGTATATGAATCATCAAAGGAATCTAAAAAAGCTCTAAAGAAAATGTTAGTTTCCTCATCGTTCTCTGAATCTAGTACATGAAATCTAAATTTTATTAAATCTCTACCTTCTTCAGTCCCCTCAATATTATCTTTTGTAGGATTTAATTTATTAATTCCATCTGAGAGATCTTCTGATGTATCTGTATAGCTTAGTCTATTGATCCGTTTACCTTGATCCCCTAAATTAATTCTAACTTCTTTTTTAATTTCATCAGCACGAATTAAATTTTGTAATTCAAAATTATCTCCGGTCTCAGCATCTAATTTTAGTAGTCCATCTTCAGATAAAGGGTGAGGTTCGAACGACGGATCAAAATCACTTCCTTGATTATTCCAAGGAGAGTAAATACTATTTCTATTACCTAATTCAGAGATAACTCCTTTGTAGGGATCGGAGGGTAAATCTTTTTTACTACCTCCAAAAAATTCTACACCAGAAACCCCTAAGTACCCTTCTTTTTCGGCGAATCCTCTAACAAAATGAGTACCTGTTCCGTTGACAGGTATCTGAGCTATAGTGCTAGCTAATATTTTAGCTGTATTCAAACCAGCCTTAGCAAGAGATTTTAAAATCTTCTCTTTTCCGTCAGAATTCATATTCTGCTTTACAATTTCTAGAGCAGCTTGTTTAGCTACAAAAGAAATTCCAGGCTTGGTTGCAAGTAATTTAACAATCCTTATGGTATCGTCTACCCGGCGAGTAACTTGCATAGAAAGAGTGTTATTACTTGGAGGATTATTAATATCCTTAGTAATCAACGGGTCCTTAGTCTGGAAATCTCCATACTTTAAGGATTTCAAGTCACTTTTTAGCCGTAATAAACTCATAAAGTTTATTTAGGTGGGTTATCCATATATTTAGAAGGAGTCTTTCCATCTAAATCTAATACTGAGGGTTGTTTTAAGATATCAGGACTATCAGTGATAGAAGATAGATTATGCAAAGTTGATGTATTCTTTGCTCCATCTCTAGTTAATGGTGTGACACCTTGTAAACCTAATTCAGATTCTTTAAGTTTAGTTAATAATGACATAGTTTTAGTTTTTATTATAAATATTAGTGTTATGAGCTTTGGTAAGAAGATAGTACTAATGATTGTCCTACTTTATTACCGTCCATATAAACATGACCGCCTTTTTCTACTGCGGTGATTAGTTTTTCTAAAAGTTGATTAGTTTTTTCAGCTCCTGCATTTAATCTAGTACCTCCTGCCATAACAAGAGAATCTTTAGGGTGAGTTTTAATAGTAAAATCCTGTACTTTTATAGAATCAGAGGGATTTTCTGAAACTGTAGCTCCTCCTTGTTTTCTAGTTACTACATCTTTCCCTAAAATTGCTGCATCTATACCCGCTGAAATACCGGTTCCAATACCTGGGAATAATGAAAATATACCGGAACCCATTTCCATTATAGCTCCAATTGTATCACCTCCTTTATATCTTTTGTAACCTGCATAGGCTCCTACTATAAGTCCAAGTACAGGTATTTTTTTTAATAACGACATAGCTGCAGTTTTTCCTGTAGCTTTTAAGCCGGCTCCTCCTAGTTTACTAAAAAGTTTACCTAAAAAACTGGTTGATTTAGCAATTGGTTCTAATAAATTAGCTTTAAAAAAATTACCCATTACTAGTAACTTACTACTAATCTTACCTATACCGACCATTACTCCTCCTGCTGTTGTCCCTATACTATCAAATATTTTACCGATAAATTGAAATGGAGCTGCAAGAGTAGAAGCAGCTTCTGCAAGTTGCTCCATAGCTTCTGCTTGACGTTCTGCAAGTGATCTATTTTCAATTTGCCTTTTAAGTTCACTATCACCTAATTTACTGAAAAGCTCTTGTCTAGCTAACCTAGCTTCTTCAAATTTTCCTGCTTTCTCTAATACCTTGATATTTTCTTGTTCTGCTTTTAGTTTAGCTTCAAATTCTTTTGTAGTACTAGCTCCTAGGTTCCGCATTGCCTCTTGTCGCATTAACGTTTCTCCTAATTCTTCACGAGTCATACCCATTGCTTTTGCTTGAGCTTCCTGTGCTAATACATTTTGTTCTGAGAATTCAGCAGCAGATCCAAAGTTTTTAGCTAATTCAGCTGCTAATGTTGCTTGATCACCTGTTAATGCAGCTAACCTTGCTCTTTCTAGATTTAGTTCTTTACCTGTAAGCAATTCAGCTTCTAACTCTGCTTCAATAGAGGATTCAAAATTTAACAATGCAGATGCAGAAGACTCAAGTTGAGAAAAAGATAAACCTAATCTTCTTGCTTGATATGCTGCTTTTTGTATCCCGCCAGGAAACTTAGAAATAGTCATCTGTGTAGCAGCTCCTGCTTGAGAGATATCTTTAAATACGTCTTGATATCTAACAGCAGCATCATTAGCATAGTTTTGCTGTAAAACTGTTCCAACTAATTCTCTATTAAAATCTCCTAAAGTTTTACCAGTAGCAGAAGTAAATGTGGTTAAATTAGCTGCTTGATCTGCAGATAAGCCTAACTTACCAGTTAAAGTTGCAAATGCAATAGCGGTATCGTTAGTTAAATCTGCTGTAATTCCTAAGTATTCAGATATATTTAGTAATGATTCTTCTAGTTCTTTTGGTCTAATACCTGCTACTGTTGCTCCTAATCTAACAAATCGAGTATTTAATGCGTTTGCGGCATCATTACTCATATTTAATTGTCTAGAAAATGTAGTTATACGCTCAGAACCTATATTAATACCTTGTACAAATTTAGCTAAAGCAAAAGTAGAAGCAAGTTTACCTGCTGCACTAGTAAATTGTGCTGCTCCTGCTATAAAAGAGTTTCCTCCTTCTGATGCTGCTTTTCTAGATGCTTGGGCTGCTCTTTCGAATTCACCGAAGAGTTTTCCTACTCCAGGTAAATCGCTAGCAAATCCTGCTAAAGATTCAAAAAAGCCTACTTCTTCATCTATTTCGTTTAAGGTATCTTTTAATTTTTCTGCTTCACCTACTATACCTTTAAACTCTACTCTAGAATTAATTAATGTTTCTAATCTAGCTTTTTCGGCTTCAGTTAGGTCTTCAGCTCCAGAAACTTGTTTGTTAAGTAATTCTGAGATTTCTGCTTCAATACCTGCTTGTATACTTTTAGTATCGTTTATTTGAGATTCAAATAGAGATAGTGTCTTTTTATCAGCTAGTTGTTCTTTTGTAAAAGTTTTAAGCTTTTCTGCTAACTTTGTAGCTTTAGAAGTATTGATTATAGATTTTTGCTGTGCTTCACCGCTTTCAGAAGCTATAGCTTTAGCATTATCTTTTAAAGAAGCAGCCAAAGAGGTAACAGTAGTTAGAAACTCCTGTGCTGCTAAATTTAGTTCTTTAATTTCTTTTTCTGTTCTAGCCATAAATGTACTATATAGTATAAATAGTTAAGGCCTCTGTTATTTAGAAGCCTTAGTTGTATAGTTTGGTTTAATATTAGGTCTAGCTATTTGCGGTTTATTACTACTATTCTGTTTAGATGCTTTACTTTGTTCTTCATTTTGTTTCTCGTGCCATTCTTTTATTTTATGAAAAGTAAAATTTCTTAACCAAATAGGCATATTATAAACCGTAGGCCAATCGTAACCGCCGTTACCGTGAAAAACTATTTGATGTATTTGAGAGAATATATTTGTTCTATACTCAGGCGTCAGGCCAAAAAAAGTTAAGCCCAATGGGCAAATCTACGTCCTCCTCAACGTCCTCAATAGACAATTTTAAATTAATGTCTGGCTGAACTCTGGAATATTCTGCTCTAAATGCTCTAGCGTCTTTAGCCAATAAGTAATTATCGACAAAATCTCTAATATCTTTCTGTTCTACCATACCATTAACTGAAGTAATCATTCTTTTTAATCTAGTGGTTACCTCAGGAGAAGCTTGTTTGTCTATTTTCTTTAAACCTGCTATCTCTTTATCTATTACTATTTCGTCATTATGAGTTAATAGTTTGTATGTAATTTTATTACCTGTGTGAGGTAAAGTAAATTCAAATTCATTTTTTTTATCTCTGTATAAAGATTCATCTAATACCTTATGCTCTAAAGTAGATAAATCAATAGTATGCTGAGTACCGTTCAGAGTTATAGTATAGTCTTTACCGTAAGATAAAATCCTTGCTGCTACCATTATAGCATTTTTATCTCCTACTAATAAATCGTTAAAGTTTAAATCTTTAGTTACTATTAAGGATTTTAATAATTTATCTATTACAGTACCGTTAGAAATATAATTACGGTTAGTAAGAATATCTTCTTCCCTAGCAGTCATATATTTCATTTCTACAGTACCACTAGATAAAGGAGAATTTTCAGGGTATAAAAGCCCTTTTGAGGGTAAATCTACCGTTTCGGTAGGTAGTTTAAATTTAGATTCCATAAATTTTATTGTTTAAAACCGGTTTTATTCTTATAAATATAAGAAAAAAAAATTATTATACAAACAAAAAACCCGGAAAATCCGGGTTCTTTAAATATATGTAGGTAATTGTATTAGTAATTAAGTACGCAATAATCCATGGCTACTGTTATTGATACGTCTACTGCTTCATCAGAAGTCCAGTCAAACTGACCGAAATCACCGTTTGTAAGGAATGCTCCTTTGATGATCCACTCTCCAACTATATCCCCTACAGGACCTAAAATGTTAAGAGTTAAATCTTTTTTGTAGAAATCTGAATAACCAGCTCTTCCTGTTACTGATTCGTAAGATAGACGTGCCCACTCCATTACCGCTTGTGCACCTGAAGGTGTAATCGGATCATATAGTGTCATAGTCATATCTTCCCACTCTCTCTTACCTCTGATCTTTCTATAAGAGTTAATGTGATCTAGTTTTACTACGTTATCACTGAAGGTAGGAGCTTTCACGTTCTTTACCATGAAAGATGGAATGTTGTCCATATACATAACAAATCTGTTCTGTACTTTTGGCTCGAACGCCTTGAACATTATTTCGTTTGGATCTAATACTGCCATGTTTGTATTACTTTATTATAAATATCTGTTAATTTAATTATGCTCCGAATGTTGCTCCAGTTGGCTCAACTGTAAAGTCTAGTACTATGAATTCTGCTGTTTTAGCTGGCTGAATAAATACTTGACCTACTAATTGATTTCTATCAACTACATCCGCTGTGTTGTTTGTATCGTCCATTACTACTCTATAAGCATATAGTCCGTTACGTTGTACTACTGACTCTAAGTATGGATTTACTGTCGCTAAGAAACGATTACGAGTAGCTACAGTATTCTGTTCAAATACTAAATTTCTAGCTTGATCTCCTAAGAATTTCTTAAGTTCGATTAATAAACGTCTAACGTTTACTCTATCTAAAGCTGATGCTTTAGTTTGTAAAGTCTTCTGTCCAAATACTGCAATACCTTGTCCAGGGAAAGTAGCAATCGGATTAACTTTACCACTGTATAAAGTATCACGCTGTGTTCTTGTTAATTTTTGTTCTGCTTGAATAACTCCAACGATTCCTCCTCTTACTAGTCCTGCTGGTGCGTACCATGGTGCTGAACTGTTATCAGTGAAGGCATATACTCCTGGAATTACTGTTGAAGCCGGAGCCCAAACTAATTTACCTGTATCAGATAATACTTGTACCCAAGGCCAGTATGCTGCACCGTAAGATGAATTTAATGAAGTACCTGTAGAAGTTACGTTAGATACTGTTGCTCCGTATCCTTGTAGGTCTACTACTGCTATACAGTCTCCTCTAGTTTCTGCTAAAGTAACTAGACTGTCTAATGGAGTTGTATGAGTTGCAAATGAATATACTAATCCAGGAGCAGAAATAATATTAAATTGATAATCGTCTTTATTTTCTAATATTGAAATAGCATCAGTATAAGAACCTGCTACCATTCCTTGAGTTTTAGTATTTGAAATATTATCAAAGTAATTAGCTCCTGCTACAGCATTTTCTCCTGTTGCATTATAGAATGATCCTGATTCAGCTATAGGTAAAGATCCTGAATAATTATTTCCATCTGAATCTTCTCCAATAGTTACTCCATCAGTACCTAAATAGTCGACTGTTGGGTTAACTGAAGCTACATAAATGTAAGATGATTTATTTACATAATCTCCTACTGATTTGATGTATGTCTTAGTTCCGTCAGTTGCTTTAGTTTTATACTGTGTACCGATAATTTCTTCTATGTAGTTATCAGAATTAGGATCTAATGAAATATTATTAAATGTTTCAAGTACGATTTTTGAATTATGATTGTCATCCCCTCTACGTACTGATAATGTAAATGTTCCTTTAGAATTATCTACATTAGATACTTCCCAACGTATATTATCTACAGAACCTGACACTAAAGATCCACCTGTGGATTCAGTTCCTGGGTCAATAGACGCAGTTGCGTTGTTAAAAATAGCTCCTTTACCAATCGACTTAATAGTGAAAGGTTGAACACTGTCGTTTACTGAAGATGAAATGTGGGTTGAAGTAGCTGATGCAAATGATCCGGTTACGACTCTTGTTACTAGACAAGTATTTCCTCCTTGCTGGAAGTAATTTTTTACCGCTATAGAAGTAAAGTATTCCTGTTTAGTTGAACCAGATTCAAATGTAGTACCAAATTTTCTAACGTATTCGTTATAAGAGGTTACAATTGAAGGTTCTTCAACAGGACCTTTTACTGTTGGTCCGATAATCGCCGCTCCAGCTTCTACAGGGGATGGTTGTATGAAAGAGATGTCATTTTCTCTTGTGAATACACCTGGGGAGATGATAGTTTCTGCCATGTTAGGTCTGTTTAATTTTTTAGTTTATTATAAATATAGTACAGAAGTCTAAAAACACTAAATGTCTTTAGTATGCCTTTACTTATATAAATAGGAAAGGAGGATGTAAAAAGATCCTCCTTGTAAACCCATTCATTTTAAAGAATTACTCGACAGTTTTTGTCTCAGCAGCAGGTGCTTCTTGAGGTGCAGGAATGAATTCTCCTTTAGATAAATCTATTGATCCTACTCCGTACTTGGTTTCAAGTTCTTTAGCAGTCTCAGTTTCAGATTCTCTAAGTTCAGTTAAAAACTTTAATGCTCCTTCGTATCTATCTTTTAGATTTATTTTACCTAAAGAAATAGTACCTAATTCTTGAATTAAAGCATTGTTTTTTTTCTGGATCTCCTGTAACTTGTCAAGTTCTTCTTGAACTAACTTTTGATTCGCCATGATTATAAATTTAAATTAATCGATTAATATCTAATAATATAGTAATTATTATTCTAATATCCAACTATTAACTAATATATTTAGTTACTATTGTTGGATTAATTTTTTCATTAATAGAAGATGATATAGAACTTTTTATTGTGTCTACTGAGTCAGCATTTCCAGCTATCATTGAACCAGTTGTCCATGCTATGATATCATCATGAGTAACATCGTCCCAAGAAGTAAAGCTTGACAGATCTTCAGTCGATAACGCTTGTGTTCCTATATTAGAAGCAGAATGTGTTACTTCGCTATCTATTAATTGGCCAGTTACTGACCAGTGTACGTTAAAAATTACATCGTTTTCTTCATTTGCAGGATCTTGTGAATCCGAATGAGTGGGGTACGTGTCAACCGTTTTACAGTTCCAGGTATAGGTTATTGCCATTTGTTTAAATTTTATTTATAATAATATGCTATAATAAATAGCACTTAATTTACATTAGATATAATATACTATAAGTTAACATAGTAAAAACCCATATACCTACCACACTAATATACTTTTTTATAGGGGTACCAAAATACTGTTGACCTATATAGATGCATTTATGTGTAGGAGATAATAAATAACCCGAATAACATACCGTAAATAAGAAAAAAAAGTACTCTAAACCTACAATTGAACTAACAATGGAAACTATTCCAGCATACTTACCGGATGATCCTAAAGCAAAAGAACTTAGAAAACATAATAAACCTATAATATAAATACTAGAAGTAATAGATACACCTTTTAAATACTCTTGTATAACTTCATTGTAGTAGGATATTAAGTTTGAAAAAATTATTACTATTCCTACACTCAAAATTAATTTCCAATTTAGATATTTTACTATATTACCCCAAGAATTAGAATAACTAACAATATATAGCGTAAGAGCACTAAACAACTCTATATACCTATTAGTAAGTCCAGCTAATATTAAGGTTACTATAAAAGGTATAAAGACACTGTAAATATTTGTATAGTTAATGTTAATAATTTTAGGTATTTCTATATTAGTATCTTTAAATTTATAAATGAATATGCTAATAATAACTATAGAAATTATAAGTAACGGATAAAGTATATTAATCAATTCAATATAAGTTAAACCTAATACAGCCATTGGTATAATTACTGTTTTTTCTAATGGAGACCAAATATAGTAATGGTGAGTAGATAAATAATCTAGTATACCGTAATTTTCTCTTCCTTTTTTATCTTTTGGTGCAATCGTATCTAAAATACCTGCTGATATAGCTACTCTACCGGGTATTGGTAGTATTCCTCCAAACAGTGAAATTAAAAATAAGACTATTTTTTTAGATTTTATAGTATTTAATAAAATACTAAAAATATCAGTAAGATATCCTTTTTCTTTTAAAATACCTGTAACTATCATTATGAATGATAAGTAAACTAAAAAGCTCTGATTGTTGATTAAAATCTCCATGCAGCAATAATCATTGATCTTGATTTTTTAGCTTCTTGATTTAAACCCGGTAGGTATTCTAAACTAATATAGGCTTTGTTATTAAATCTATACTGAATTAGTGGTCCGATATAAAATTCTCTTGTTATACCTCCAAAATCATTATATCTAAACATATGAGATGCTCCTACGGTAAGCGATTTATTAACTATATAACCGTACGAAGTAGTGTAGGCGTACTCTCTTTCTTGATCTTCTTTTAAAGTTGCTACATTTGCTTCATAAATTAAATTAACTCCCCAAATACCTCTTTCTCCTACTTTATCACCTAATAGTAATTTAGGTTCAATTCCTTTTCTTCCTTTTTTAAGCTTATATTCAAAGTATAACGTAGGGTTACCGAATATTTCTCCCCAATCAGCCAAAGCATATCTAACTTCACCGGAAAATCCCTTCCATTTAAAAGTATGTTCTCCGTTTTCTCCGTCAAATACAGTATGGTTGTATATGTCTAACTGTAATCTTTTACCTATACCGAAAGTAAATTCATCTCTCATTCTTATTTCAGTCGGACCGTCTCTTCTATCTCTAATATCAAACCACTTTTCGTACATTATAGTTCCGGGAGGGTTCATTACGTAAATTCTAGTAGAAGGAAACATTCTCATAGTAGACCATAAGGGTTGATTATATTCTCCTACCTTAGTTTGTAAAGGTACCAAAGATTCTGAGACAATTACTTCCTTTAACTTTTGCACTAAAATACTATCTTTAGTTTCTTCCATAGCTCCTTTTAAGATTGCGCTGCTGCTATTTTGGCTAAAGCATAAATTAACTGTTAATACTAATAAAATAGTTAAAATTAAGTTTTTCATAAATTATTATTATTAAGTATAAAAATTCCTAACCCGTTCCAGTAATCTTCAGGGTCTTCAATTTCAGTAAAAATTTCTTTACTGTAGAGTTCTTTTACTTTACTATCTTTTAAAAATGCTTTTACTAATTTATTAGTCCAGTTCCAATCGTCAAATACCATAATAAATGTTCCTGTTATATTTTTAAATAAATTAGCTAAGGTAGAATAAATTTCTATTTGGTTAATTTCTCCATCGTAAAAAATAATATTAGGTTTTTCTATAATATCGAAATTAAATGTTTGAAATCTACCTTGATAAACATTAATATTATCTAATATAGTATATTTTTTTATATTTTCCAAAAAAACTTCTTGTATATTTTCATTAGTATTATTGATAACTATAGAAGTATTAGGGGTTAAGTTACTAGACCAATTGTCAATACCAATTCCTTTACAGTCGTTATGGTATAGAGCATTACAGAATGTTCCTCCTTTATAAACTCCTAATTCTAAGTAAATACTACTGTCTAAACTACATAAGTTATTTAGAAACATTTTTACTTTATTACTAGTCAAACCATCTATAGATAATACATCATGAGTTAACTTAGAAACTTCTAAATTACTGTATTTAACTGAGGTTTCTATATGTTCTATATAGTTATTTAAGTCCAAGTTGCTTTTTTTTATGATCTGCTACAATATCGCAGTAGTTACAGTCCCAACATTGAAACTTACATTTTTTAATCTTATTTCTCCATCCTCTAACTTGTTCATGAGGTACACCTTCTATGTAGAGTTTAGAAGAATCAGCTAGCAGTGCCTTATCGTTCGCATAGTTTCTGATAATTTCCATAGTTTCTCTCATTCTACTAATATTATCCCTGCCGTGCATTTTAAATACTTGTATATGTTTGAGGTATTCATCATAATCATCTTTAAAAGGAGGTATAGTAGCTGCTTTAAAGAAAAAAGCATTGATAGTATTTTCCCATTTATATTCACAAGTAACTTTAGAAATTTCATGTCTAAAATAAGGTAAGTCATTTTTACCTCTTAAATTATTATAAGAATAATGTTCGTCCATCATCGGACACCTGCCTAAACAGCCTTCGTTTGTCAATAGAGCTATCTTTACTAACTTACCTGTTTTATCTAAAAAATAATCTTGTGCTCTTTTAATATTTTTTAACTCTTCTATATCTCTCATCAAAATTCTATCTACATTTATATAGTCAAAACCTTGTTCTGCATTGTAGATAAAATCTTGTCCTGTAGCTACTTTTCTCAATATAGTATTTTTAATTTCCAGTTCTGGAAAGTATTTTTTAATTCCTAATGCAACCCAGTGAGCATGAGCTAAAGTTATACCTCTTAATCCCCTTTCGTATAAAGGTTTTAAATTATCTATAAAAAGTTTATAGTTAGAGTAACTTGGAGATACATTAATATTATTGAAAGTGGCACTGATTTTTATTCCTAGTTTTTCCTGAATTTGAAAAGCATTATCTAATACTATATCCTTAGATTGACCTTCAACTAGTTCTCCCATTGCATCTTGAGTGAAAGGAGCTATCCTACAGGTAAAATATATATCGTAAATCCAGTCTTTATATTTAGATAAGAAAGGTAGAAATTCATTAAAGAACATCTCCTGATCCATTCTAGGGTTAAGTGGTATGGAAAAAATTTTATTCATTTCCTTCTAAACATCCTCCGCATATACCGTTACATTGGTCTTTATAAAAAACACAATCTAAACAATCTTTGGGTAATGTATAATTTTTATGGTTTTCTTTATATAACTCATCGTACTTATCATATAAACTATCTAAAGTATCTACTCCATCTACTTTTAGTACGTTATTAATTTTAACTTTATGCTGTAAAGGATAACAGTGGATAGAGCTACCATTAGGTAAGACATCCATAGGCATAAACCCGCATATGGTTTCATAATTGTCTACTTTAAAAGTAGCGTAATTTAAAGAATTTTCTAAAACTGCTTCCTTAGTTTTACCTTCCCATAGACAGGGAGGTACTTGACAATCAGATTGTACTATTATATTATTAATTTTACAAAATTTAATAATTTTTACGATTTCTTGACCTAACTCTTTGTTGTTAATTAAATATGTATCTGTTAAATCTAATCCTAATCTAATAGCTTTTACTTTATAGTTAGCTTCTTTTATGAGCCATTTAATATATTCGAACATTTTGACTTCCTTAAAATTACTAGATAAAGTTAAAGCAAGATATAACCTAGGGCTTTTTTCAAATCCTTGATTGTTTGTAAAAGCTTTATAAATTTCTAAATAGTTTCTTCTCCAAACAGTTATTCTATTTCGTTGATCTAATTCTGCTGCATTAGGAAGTATCCAATCAAAATGTTTAATATTTTTAACTATATGTTCTAATGTTTTTCTACCAAATAGTAAATTGCTAACTAAATTTATTTTTAATCTTTTACTAATTATAAAATCTAGTATTCCGGTAAAATTTGAATGTTGAGTTGGTTCACCTCCAAGAATATGAACAGGTCTTTTACTTTTATAAAAGCCGTAAAAAGATAAATACTTATCTAACTGGGAAATACTCATTTCTCCTAGTGTGTGACGGAGACGAGCATCTTCTGTAGTAAAACAAAACGAACACCCTTTAGAACAGGTACCGTTAATAGCAAAATTCATATAACCTTTATTTTACTCTAAAAATCCGGTTTGGAAGTTAGAGGGGTTGTTTCTATACTTTCATCTGTTTGCTGTTGCCAGCTAACACTAAAACCAAATTTTTCATGTCTTAGTCTATGACAATCAGCTATTGATGTACATTCTTTTACTCTTCTCTCTATAGCTCTTTGAGATTTAAGCATATTAGCTAATTTAGAAAAATAACCTGTCTCTCTAGTTTTAATTTTATTAGCATATTCAGTTTTAGTGTAAGAAGTTCCCTCTATTAAAGCATCGATAAGTGGGGTGGAGAATGTATCGTCGGCTAAATAATTCTCTGCTTCTTTTACTTGCTGTCTCCATGTAGCAGATTCAAGTTCTGAAGCATTAACTGTAAGTTCTCTCAGTTTTTGAGTAAATCTATCTTCAATAAATTTATTCATTACAAATTTATTAAAAGTAACTCCTAAGGCTTTATCATCATCTGTCAAGGTATAAGAAACTTTATCATCAGGGTTTTCACTTGATTGAAGAAAAGGAAAATCGTCTATTATAGCAGAATTTTGTCTCATCTTAATATAGTCCTTGTATATATTAGCAAACTTATATCCAGGAGCTATATCTTCTGGTATAATAATTGCTTCTAGTTTAAGAAAATCTACACGGGTATCGTAGTATATATCTTCTATTCTACCTATATTATAACCTAAATAATTTTCCATTACTTTTATATACCCCGGGACTGGAGCTCCTTGTTTAAATAATACGTGTACCATTATACTAGTTTCTTAAATTCTTCTACTGTTTCTGATTTAGCAATTTTTAATTGATTTATTAATTTATCATCTACTCCTGGTAGAGCTACGTTCATTGAAGCTTTTGCCATTAGTTCCTTAATATTTGAATCGACTTCTAGAGTATATTTACTAGCTAAAGCTAAAGTTTTTCTCTGTTCTTTAGGATTTAACATTAGAACGGCATCTAAGTTACCTGTGCTGATTCTTCCGTAATTTATCATATCTAACATAGACTGTTTAGCCAATCTTACTATCCAGTACTCCTTTTCGTATTTCTCTCTCAACTCTAAATTAGTTTGTGCATCTAATATTTCTTTGCTATTTTCATTAGTACTTATAAATTCTTTAAGTAATTTTAGTACTATGTCTCTTTCATTTTTAGCATCAGACTGAGATCTTTTAAATCTTCTTAAATCAACTTTTTGGTCTCTAATTTCCAGCTCAAGTAATTTTTTTCTATTTTCAACTACGATATCCTCAAGTTGTTCTTCTTTTATTTTTATCTCTAACTCACATTTTTCAACTCTAACACTAATCTGCTCTAAACTGTCTTCTCTAGTTCTTAACTCCATTAACCACTGTCTTACCTTTGAAAAATCAGTAATTTGTGCGTCTCCAACAAAATGTTCCATTTTAAATGCAGGCATACTACCGACACTTTCCTGTGAGAGTTCAACTAATTTGTTGCTTAATTCGTCTAATTTATCTTTATTCATAAAACTATTTTATTATTAATATAGTAAAAATTTTTGTAATATACAAATCTATTAAGTTCTTTGTCCACAATGACCTGAAGAAGTACCAGCATTAACCCCCGGAGCTAATCCTGAAACAGATGTTGTACCCGAATCAGTAGCGTAGGTAAATTTCCAACTAGTGTTATTTTGTGCACCGTCGTAATTACCTAACATATACTGCCAATCTTGTCCTAAAGTAAAGTTTTCTTCTCCGCAATTTCCATGAGGTTTAGATACATTACCTAAATTAGTTTCTGTTGATGTTTGCCATCTTCTTAAGTTATATCCTCCATTATAGGTTCCTTCGTTACCGCCGTATCCTTTTCCTACCTTAGAAGAAATACCTTTTTGCTGTCCATGTGCACCCCATTGAGTTGAAGAAGCAAATGTATCAGTAGCAAACTGACATCTCATACCAGCATTATCAACCCAACCGTACCCATAGTCTTTATCAGAAAAACCTGCAGCACCTGTTGCTCCGTTTATAGAAGTTAAATTTTGATTTGGGTACATTGTTTCAGTAGTTAAGTTAAACTTTTCTACTGCTGTTGATCCTCCTCCAAACATCCATGCAAATTCTGTTTCTTTATGTACGGTTCCTAAATCAGCTCTTGCACCTATTACTAGGTTATGAGATGTTTGATTAGCATATGCTGCATCTGTTATCATATTTATTGCACCGGTCGTAGTACCGTGACTAGTAGTAGCAGAGTTAAATATATTGTTAGTATTAATAGACCAAACGTAAAAGATAGTCTTACTGCTTGCACCAGAAGTATATGAAATAGGATTTGCTAATAATTGACCTAAGTGAGAGGTTTGATCTGTAGCATTAACTGTCTTATGTACATCTCTCCAAGGAGAACTACTTTTATATCCACCTGCTAGGTAAGAATAATTTATAAAATTAGTATAGTAAAAAGCTGGTGTATCAGTAGGGTTAAGTTCTTCCCAACCCCCTAATTGTCCTCCACCTATACCGGAATAAATATATAATTTACTTT